CTCTACTGGTGGAGGCGTAAATACAGGCGCTGCCACAGGAGGTGGAGGTGGAGGCGCAGCCAATGGAGCTTGGTAAACAGGCTCTGGTGGTAGCGCTAATGGCGCAGGGGTCTGTACAGGCGCAGGAGGCGCTTGATATACAGGCTCTGGTGGCGGAGGTGGCGGAGGTGGCGCTACTGGTGTAGGAGGCGCTACAGGGGCATTACCAGACAGAAAATTAGACTGCATCGGCTGCGTCATAAATTCATCTCTGGCTTGACGCTCTACATCGGGGTTAATACCGCCAAATTCTAAATTGTCAAATTCTTTTGGTCTTTGTCTAGCAATCTTACGCATCTATTCCTCCAATGAGTTCTGGACTGCGAGATGCGTCATCCTTGGACGCAATTATACATAAATTACTAAAATCAACCAATAAGTGCATACGCATATTTCATATCAAAGTTATGACTTCCATGAGTCAAAGTAGCAGTCCCTTGGCCTCTTGAGGAAACATATAAACTAGCAATCTCTTGAGCGGCTTTTTGATTTATTGGGCTAAACAGAATAACTGTATTAGCGCCAATTCTTCTGTCGTTCAAAGTGGTTGTCGTAGAAGACTGAGTTAGCGTTATTTCACCAGTATTGTTGGTTTTTCCGTCCATGATGCCACGGACAACCTCTGCTGTCTGACGCTGATCTCCACCAAAAGGAGGTAGTGTTCTAAACATTATCGAGTCCCCTGACCTTGAATATCAACGTCCAAGGCAACAGCAGTTTTCCATTGTCCAGTAGGCGTTACCTGAAACTGGTGGAAGTTACCATTAGCCCTTAAAGACACTCGATTGTCAGAATCAGCCGCTACAGCCGTTCCAAAAATAGCTTGTTCACTCAATAGCTTCCTAGAAGCAACAGCAACACTTGCCGAGCCTCCGTCAATCAAAGGTCTAGCTAGGGTTACTACTGATCTACCACCTGCGTTTAAGTCGCCAGTCACAATGTTGCCAGTAGCGTTTGCTCCGTTATAAGTAACGACATACCTACCATTTGTGCCACCAAGAAAGTACTTTCCACCCATGTACAGGATAGAGTCCAAAGATACTGTCAAAGCATCAATGCTTGCAGAAATAGAATCTAAGTTCTCTAGCGTTACAGCAGAGGTAGAAGCGTCAGAAATGTAGTCTGCGCCAGCGTCTCCGTATGTCCATTTACCATTCTTGAAGTTGTAAATTAACAACTGTCTGTTGCCAAAAGTAGTTCTAAAGTTCCAGATAATCAACTTACGAACAGGGTCAACAGCAGAGGACATGATGTTGAACTGGCTCTCGTCAGCATTGTTAAAGAACCAACGATCTATTTTTTCTGAGCCAATGGCGGTAACTGTCTGACCATCGCATGAGTAGAAACCATCGTCTGACAAGAAAAAGGTAATGCCTTGAACTTGAGCAATAGAACCCGCAGCGATACAGCCCTTACCCCTAGAGATATTGTCAAACTGGAAAATGAAAGGTGTGCCGATGTAGCTCATTCGGCTGATACCCTTTTCCATCAGGATAAGACCAAACTCACCGCCACGGATGCCAACGATCTGACCGCCATCAGGAATATCTTGGTAATCAGCTTGAGTTACTTGATCTGCCGTCCATTCAGTCTCATCATTGATACCAGACCAACGAACCCGAGATGGGTAAATGACAGAACTTTCAGTAGTAAACGCAGTCACCACGAAATCACGAACAACAGTCAAATATCTGCAAATTGGTGCAGTAGCCGCTAGGTCTGTGAATCCTGTAGATGTACCCAAGGTGAATACTTGCATTGGGTCACTATTATTAGTGCCAATGATCGCATTGCCAAACTGAGTAAAACGAAATCTATCGCTTGAGGCGTTTGGTGTGTAGCCACCAGTTTTAGAGACATCAGTTAGAACACCAACACCAGAGACGCTGTAAATCTTGGTAGAACCAGCCGCAAACAACTTAGTGTCGTTAGTAGGGGTTTTCCCTGCTACAAGTGTAGTAAGGTCTTCTGCCGCTTGAGCAGAAAACGTAGCCGCAGTAGGAAGTGGGCCATAACCAATAGCCTGAGACACTACATTTTTAGCGTCAACCAAAGCACCAGAGATGCTTGTCTGGTCAGGCATCCACTCACCAAATGTTAGTTTTGTCGTAGCCATGTGTTAGTTCCATATTCTTGTGTTGTCCAAGTATTGTCGTTTACCGCAACATCAGTCCATGTGTTTGCATTGTGAGAAACTGCTGTCCAAGTATTTGAGTTAACAGATACTGGTGTCCATGTATTTGTATTCTCTGTCTCTGGTGTCCAGTTGTCACCAATAATCACGCCTTTAGCTGTGATCGTAGCCGTACCAGAAACACTAGCAACACCTGCGTAAATTACGGAAGCAGAAGCCGTAAAATCTGTATTGCAAACAATACTTGCATTGCCTTCAGCAACCAATCCACCATTAGCCGTTACTGTTGCACTACCAGTAATCGTACCTACAGCGTCACGAACTCTTATGGCATCAGCAGTTACTGTTGCATTTCCAGTTACAGAAGCAGAACCATTAGCTACGATGCCGCCAACAGCAGTTACATCGGCATAACCAGTAACAGACGCATCACCAAACTGAACTCTAGTTCCAGTCGCTATTACATCAGCACTAGCGGTAATACTTGCACTACCAAACTGAACCCTAATTGCATCGCATATAACGATTGCTACAGCGTCAATTCCTACTGAGGCGTTCTGTACCCTTGTCCCTGCACAAGAAGCGCTTGCAGAGGCCGTAATGCTTGCACTAGCGTATTGAATCCTGACAGCATCAGCCGTAACTGTTGCCGTTCCATTTACTGCCGCTACACCTAGCTGAACCCGAGTGCCATTGGCTGTAACGCTTGCAGAAGCGCTCACAGACCCATAGGCATCCCATAGGGTTACTGAGGTTGTATAAAGTGAACTATCGAGTGTGAGTGTTAAGTCATCAATGCTAGACTTTAATTGGTCTAGCGAATCGATCGTCCATGGTGGCAGTAAATCAGCCATCTCACGCCAATGTGACGCTCAATGAACCAGCAGCAATACGGAACACATCACCAGTTGCAATCGTCTTAGACGCATCCAGAGGTGAGTGATACAGCAAGTTGCCAGCAGTAGAAGCATCACGAATACCGATGTAGGCAACAGTACCCCATGAGCCACCAGCTTGAGGAAACTCAATAGCCGCAGAGTTGGTAGTCGCACCATTGCTAGGCGCACCAAATGTGATTGACTGACGAGCGTAGCTAGTACCAGATACCTCAGTACCTGTGTCAGCGTCTGTTGGGTCAGAAGTGTAGAGAGCCAAATACACAGTTGTTGGTGCTGTGTAAGTAGTGCCGCGTAATGTGCCGTTAATCAGCGAGTTTTCCAAAAAATTGGACATTTCAGCCATAGTTTCACCTTGGAGTTAATTTCATTGCTAAAGGAACGCCAGAGTATTGACCTTCTTGGTCAGACTTGGCAAGAGTTGTGATCGCTCTGTCATACATAGAACCCCATGTATTGATTCGTGCGTCATTCATTAAGTAAGGCTCTGCCTCAAGCAAAGACGCATACAAGAGTGCATCAGGCGCTGTTGTCAGGAACACATTGCTAGTGTTTGTTGACGAGAGATAAGCAGGAGCAGCGTAGTACAGCAATCTAGCCGTATAAACACCATCAGGAACTGGAGACACTAGAAAGTCATTAGCCAAGATTGTGTAAGACTTAGGAACGCCAACTTCTGAGGCTCTTGGGTCATTAGACAAAGCAGAGGGGCTAGAGTAACTGAGTGGTGTGATTGGGTTTGTCAGCACGACAAAATCACGCACTTGCAAAAAGTCGCTAGGTAGCTCAACAGTTGAGTCACCTGAGACAGTTGCAGTCGTTACAGACTTGAGCATTTGACGGATACGCAATTCTCTGCGGAGACGATTCTCAGCAAAGGTAATGAAGTCTGGAATCTGAGTAGTCAGATCAGACCGAGCTAGATAACCTGCAATTGAGGTTTGTAAATCAGAGTATGTTGCGAAACTCATACTACTCCAGTCCGAGTTCTAAAAACTCTGTTGTCACGCTCGTTTAACCACGCCTTCATGCGCTTCTCATCAACAATGTGAAAGCCACGCATGATGCCTTGTTTGTTTAGATCATCAATAACAGTCATTGGAATCGAGGCAATCTTGTTGCCAAGCAATTCGTCTGACCATTTTGCTCGTTCATCAAATGAGTTGTACTCTTTTTTATTCTGTTCAAGAATAGCTGTAATGTCTTGGCGAGTCTCAATAATGATGCCACCATCACCATCAGAATGAACAGCAGTTTGTCTAAAGTTTTGCATAACTCAATTCTATCAGTTTGACTAGAAAAGAAAATGCCCCAGAGGTTTTAATTCTGAGGCATTTTTAGAGGTTACACCAGATTAGGGTGTCAAGTCAGCGATGATGCCGTGAGCAGCTTCGTTCTTAACTTCCAAGGTGTACTCGCACAACAGTTGTGTGGACTCATTGTCGCCAGTCACAGCCAACTCGTTGGTCTGGAAAGGACGCAAGTAAGCAACAGCAGCCATGTCGGGGTCAAGCACAAATGCTGTCTCATCGCATGAGTTGGTAGAAGTCATGAAACGGTTGGGAACAATAGAAATTGTACCGAAGTCACTCATATAAAGATCAGCCGACGAAATGATGGTTGTTGGCTCGTTTGATGGGGCCATGAAACGCTGTGCAGCAATACCAGCAAATGTAGAGGCAACTTGCTTGTGAGCAGGATTGACCATCAACACTTTAGGATTGCCACCAGAAGCGTAAACTTCCTTAACAACAACTTTCAGGATGTCTTCTGTGAAAGTGCGGTTTGTGCCGTTGGTGCGAGCAGTAGTACCACCTGAACCAGCAACGCCAGAAGTGCCGAAGTCGCCATTGGTGGACAACCATGCTTGCAGACCGCCCAATTTACGAGCAGTAGAGCTATTGCCGTTAGCAGCGATCTGGTTGCTCAACAAGGTTGTTTCCATGTCGCGCTTGATCTCAGCAGAGGCTTTAGCCAACTGATAAGCCTTTTCAGACTTACGACCAGCTTTGTCAACAGCTTGCAAAGTGCCAGAAATCTTCACAGTTTTCTGAGCGATCTGAGTGCGGTTGCCAACACGAGTGGTTGGAGACATGGTAGCGTCAGAAGCGGTGTCGCCTTCAACAGCAAAGTTGCTCAGAGTAGCGGCAGCCAAGCTGTCAGTCTGCCACTCATGGTAAACAGCAGTTGCCTTAGTCTTGCCGATAGAAGACATGAAAGGTGTGTCTGTGGGGCTGATGTTATAGATAACATCCGACAGGTCTTCACGCTGACCAATAGCGGTGTAGGTTTGATATGTAGCCATTTTAAAACTCCAAAATTAAAAGAATCGTTCAAATGCTTTGGCTGCGTCTGCGACTTTTCCAGTCTGACGCAATCGCTGCATAGCGTTTTTATCTTGTGATGACTTAGTAGGCGGGGCTGAAGTTCCAGAACGCATCATCTTAGGAGCTGCTTGAAGTTTCTTGGTAACCTCTGGCTTACTCTTTTGAAGTTGCGCATACTTCATTCCGTTATACAAAGTCAGCACAGCACGACTGTCATACAGTTGACCGAGTTCTTGGTCAGTCCACCCAACAGACTTCGCATAGTCACGGATTTGTTTCCGAACCGCATCACCCTGTGGCGTAGCTAACTCAGGAATCAGACTAGTTAACTTCTCAGACTCTTGACGGAGATGGTTTTGCAGAGAGGCTTGATGCTCCGCTTGTTGCTGTTGGGCAAGGCGTTGCTGTTCGGCTCTAACTACTGCTAACTGCTTCTCACGCTGACTCTGTTCAGCAACCGCCACGGCATAGCCAATGGGGTCTGTTTCCTTTAGAACATCTAAGTTAACACCCTGATCTTGTTGCGTAAGGAAGCTATCCAACGCTTGCAATTTCTGGGCGTATGCCTGTCGCTCTTGTTTCACATACTCTAAGTGTTGACGTTCAGCTTCGAGAGCCTTACGTTGTTCAGCTAGAGCCTGAGACTTTTTAGTGTAATCTACACCTTGCTGATAACCTTTGATGAGTTCATCTTCGTCAACCTCGATTTCCTCACCAGCAGCCTTGACTTTAAATCTTGGCTTTGGTTGTTCAATTTCCTCAGATTCCTCTGAATACTCTTGTTCAGCTTCATCACTCGCTTGATATTCCTCAGACTGACTTTCAGGTTGGCTATCACTAGCTCCGTCATCATCACCCATCAGACTCTCAAACGCTGAAGCGGCTTGGTTTACATTTAGGCTTTCACTCCCGCTTGGGTTGGTGTTTTCCATTTGTCATCTCAAAAATCGCCAGACACCTTCTGGACGGAGGTTAGGGTTTCCCCTAAAGAATTTTCCACTTTTTCTCTTTGATTAAGGTTTCCGAGGCCAAGCCTTCTAGGTGTCCTGTAATCAATTCAATCGTCTTGATATGGCGGTAAGCATCTTCTCTTACACCAATATCAGAACTACTTGTGTTAATTATCACACTAATCTGCTCTTTTTTCAAATTATCTATGACTTCTTTGAAAAAGTCATCATTCAATAGGTTTTTAGCCCATTGAGCTTGTTGGTGTTTGTCCATATTGGCTTTGAATTCCTGCAATTACATCGTTGATTGAAACGCTCTGAGTTGGGATAGATGTTCGGGTATTCCCTAGTATGCCCATCAATTGATTGAAGTCCATGTTGCTTGGGTTTGTTGGCATGGATGGCATTGCAGGGGCTTTGCCGTAGTCAGGGCTTAGTAGCTGCTCCCATTGAGTGCCACGGAGCATCTCTTTGTTGCCAAAGTCAATTGGGGCTAAAGGTGTGAACTCTGCTGTACCTGTAGGTTTAATTGGGCTAGTCCAATCTGTAGGTATAGGTACAATATCGTATCCACCGCCTCCACCACTTGCTAACTTAGCACCACCCGCCAATGTTGCACCGATACCTGCAAGGCGAATTGCATCAGATACGCTTAGTGGAGATTTAGACGCAACTTTATCTGCTACTGGAGGCATAGCGCCAGCGTTTCGCATGATGTCGCCACCACTTGTAACAGGGTTTTCTGTCACCAATGTGTTAACAATCTCTCCGTCTGGTGTTGTCCAATTACCACTTGTAGGGTCATAGTCATAACCAGACATTGAGCCAATGTTTGTTCCACTTGTCGCGTTAGTCAATGGGCCTTGAAGACCGCCATTAACATCAGGAACAAAAGCGCCTGTGATCTCGTCATAGTACCCTGCTGTATTTGCACCACCTAGACCAGCGATTTCCTCGCCAGTTAGAGGAATAGCACCCTCTGTAGGTGTAGCTGAAATCTCACCAGTAGCAGGGTTTAGGTAGCCAGATAAAGCACCACCAGCACCGCCAAGTAAAGCGCCTTTAAGCACATCTTGACCAGATAGCGCAGCAGTACCACCGCCCAACAATGCACCACCTAAAGCACCTGCGGCTATTTGATTAGCGCCAGCACCCAATAGTGCATTGCCTAGCAAACCACCCGCACCAGTAGCCATTAAGCCAAGTTGCACAATAGGCATAATGCCAGCCAGATCAGAACTTGAGCCTTGTGTCGTATAGAAGACAGGTGTTCCATCAGGAGACATTTGCACACGGAAACCAGTATTCCCCTTGCCTTCTCCTGTGCCACCAAACAAGTCTTCACCACCTTGTTTTTGCCATCTACCAGTTCCGCTTTCAATTGCTTGACCAGTAGCCTTGTTTCCGTATGTCTGACCAGTAACACCTAGAAGCTGTCCATTCTTTTCGACAACATTGGTTACAGGTCTTACTACTCGACCACCATCAGCATCGGACTCAACAATGCCATACTGAGGTTTTACTTGTGAGGCTTCTTGAGGAGATAAAAATCGGTTGGTATATACAGTTCCGCCTTCCCCATCATACTGAGGAACCATCTCGTAGAAAACACCCTTTTCTGGGTTTTGTACTGTATTGCCATTCAGCGAATAACCAGTAATCTCTACTGGCTCATACTTGTCGATCTTGCCAAACTGCTTGATGTCAGTAATTCCAGCGTCAGCCAACAGTTTAGCCATGGCTTTGGCATTGGCTTCAGCACCGCCATAACCCTCGCCAGTCCACTTGGCAGTCGTATTTTGACCAAGGATTTGCTTAATCAGATCGTCAATAGCAGCCATGATTAACCCTTAATCTCTACGTTAGAAGTGATACCAGCGCCTACCTTCATGGCCTTCAATTGAGCCTCAACCTCGAACTCTTGCTGTTTCATAGCAAAATAAGCCTGTTGTTTCTCACGCTCTAATTGCAACTTAGCCGCTTCTTTTTCACGCATCATTTGCATTTCAAGAGCCGCCTTCTGTTGAGCCATTTGCATATCAATCTGCATTTGCTGTTGTTGCAGTTGCATATCAGCTTGGGCTTTTTGTTGGTTAGCCTGAATCTCAGCTTGTGTCTTCTGCATCAAAGCCTGTACCTCTGGAGGCATTTGTGGCTGTTGTGGAGGTGGTGGATTAGACAGTTGCTGATCTTGCTCTGGCGTAATCGTCTTGTAGAACTCAGCGCTATCTTTAAACCCTGCCGCCTCAATCATTCTGCCCAAGGTAGAACGATACTGAGCAGGAGAGACATAAGGATTAGCAGGGCCGTATTGCCCGATCAATTGCTCTTGTTTGGCAACGATCATTTGCAACATAGCCATTTGCTCTTGTCTGTTACCAGCACCCAAACCAACGTTAATGGCTACATCGTACTGGTTAGCCCATGTACGAGGGTCAAACTCTACGAATTCGCCACGCATACGAACCAAACGAGGCTTGTCTTGGTACTTACAGAGAAGATGCAAAATGCCCTTGAACAGAGACTTAACACCTGTCTCAGCAAAGATTCGAGCCATTAGTTCGATCTTGCCTGACCCTGCTTGTTGCATAGAAGCAATAGCCGCAGCAGTCACGTTCTGCAAGATAGATGGGTCTAAGCCCTGAGAAGCATCAGATACGCCTGTACGCTTAGACTGGATAGTGTCCAGATACTGAAGCATTGGGAAAGCGGCTTGGGCTACATTCGTTACCGCAAGTTGCGACACAGCTCCTTGAGACTTAGCACGAATAACACCACCAGCAGTAGATGTAAGCAAGTCGTCAAGATTTACCTGTCCTTCAACGGCTACCACTCGGGCATTGTTTGTCAGATAGAGGTTATCCAGAATCTGACGAGTGATAGTTGTTTTGATGAGTTGGAGATCAACAGTTCTGTCAGCAAGTGAGTTACCAAAGAACTTGTGCGGAATTGGGATGGGGCAGATTGAATGGAAAGGAACATAGTCCACTTCCTCGATCATTTCCTTACCCTTGGCATCCTCAAGAATCTCGTTACCTGCGTAGAACACCTGAACGAGTGTAGCAATACCTTTGCCATTCAAGTCAGTCTTGACATAGCACTCAAAGACCTCAATCTCTTGCATTGATGGGTCATCGGTCTGGACTTGGTAAGGCTGCTCACCTGCTGAGAAACGAGCCACACGCTCTGGTGTGTAAGCCAAAGCATCGTCCATTTGCAAGCCTTCAACTTGCTTCTTGTTAAAGCCCATAGCGACCAGATCACTACGAGTTAACATTTGACGATGGGCTACAAATGGGCTGTCTGCAATCGTTCTAGCCTTCTTGCTAATCAAGAACTCCTCTGGTGGAACATTCTCGATCACCACCTTGCCGACCATCTTTTTCTGTTGGACAACAACATTATGGATGGAGTTAACCATTGGCTGACCCATTTGGTCAATCGCCTGATTACCCATTTGGTCTAGGATAGGGAATTCTTCTGTATCTTGCTCAACGATCTCCATCGTATCGTCAGACATGAGCATTGCCAGTTCATCGTCTGACAGATTGAAGTAACGCTCTTTGGTGATGTTTTCTTCTGTATTCCAATAGGCTTTGACAATTCCGACCTTCTGCATCAGAGCATCTTTAAACCAGTCGTGCATGATAGACACGCCATTGTTATCCCTGTGGAATACCCAATTGCAGTAATCTGTGGCTTGCTTGGCAGACGCTTCGTCACGAGGGCCTTGTGGCTCAAATACAACAATCTGATCTGAGCCTGTAAAAATGCGAACAAGTGAGGGCAAAGCACCGTCAATGGCCTCTGCAACCTCACCAGTAACGATCTGGCTCTTGCCTTCGACCTCATTGTTATATGGCTGACGGAGGTAAGCCTGTAACGCTTGTTTGCGTTGTTCGACTGTCTCCGTCTCCAAAAATCCCAAAGAGTCGTCGATCTCAGCCTGTAATATCGACTTCAAGTCGTTCTGTACCATGTTTATCCTTTGGAGGGCGACCCATCTTGGGTTTGTCCGATTTTAATTGATTAATGGCATTTTCTAACATTTCGATGCGCTTTTCAAGTTCTTTTACTTTAGGCGCTAAGTTTTGGCCTTGAGGCATTATGTACATGGTTTTCTTTCTGTTAAACAATCCATTTGGGTGCGACATTGATAGGCTTGCCCCACGATGAGCCACCCTCGTCTAAGCCAACAGCGGCATATCTCCACGAGTCTGCTGCGTGACTATGTTGGTCATGCAGCGGTTTATTGCTAAACATCTTGGTACTTGGGTCTACATCGTATCGGTAGTGTCTCAAGTTCTGGAGGCCATCAGCGCATCTAGTAGCGTCAAAGAAGCACCGATTCATCAGCATACGGGCGCTATTGATGCCATCAGCTACAGACAATTTAGGTGTAATCCTGATTGGGAAACCCATGGCTGTAAGAATATCCTTAACCGATTTTCCAGTCATATTCTTGTGTTCAGCATCGTGAGGCAACCACCAATCCTTGTAGATGTACTCTTTATCTTGCAAAACCTTGGCATAGTGGTCAATTGGCTTTTGGCAGTTCTGATAGAAGTCGATCACCCTAACCTCACCACCAGCAACAACCTGAAGAAACCAGATTGATGTCATGTCAGCCCATCCCAAGTCCCAAAATGTTTGAACAGGGATAGTCTTGTCAATAATCAAGTCCTTTATGCGGTTTTCCTCTTGAGCTAAGCGCAACTCATTGGCATAGACTGCGCCATCAAGCATTTGCCTTGTATGACCTTCCCAGACATTCAGATAAGAATCCATGTTCTTATTCTTTAGGTCTTGTAGTTCTTCCTCTAGAACCTTTGGAAACCATGGATTGTCAGACCAGTTAACCTTAACCACCATAGCGCTTGGAGGAGGGTTAATCACAAACCTTTTGTAAGTTTCGTCAGTATCCAAGTCAGGGTTAAATGTCACCCATATCTCTGAGTTAGGCTTACGGATAGTTGGGATAAGAACCTCCCATGAGGCTTTAGATACCGCTTGGCCTTCCTCAATCCAACAAATATCAACACCCTCAAATGACTTGATTGATGTCACATTGTGCTTTAAACCTGCGAATGAGAATTCTGACCCATTGAGGCCATAGATAGCCGTTCTCTGTACATCAAAGAATGAGTCTAGCCCCATAGCCTTAATTTGGTCATGCAACAACGCAATAACTGAGTCTGATATTGAGTTTTGTAGCTCACGAGCGCAAAGCACCCTAATAGGATTTTGGACAGCCATGGCTATCAAAGCACGAGCAACACCCCAAGACTTACCAGACCCTCTACCTCCGTAGAGAATCTTGTATCGTGATGGCTCAAATAAGAATCCTAGCTTTTCAGGAAAGTCTAGATCAATCTGCATTAGGACGCTTTAGATTGATATTGATACCTGAGATTTGCATTGGCCCACCATTAGCACCAGTCATCTCAGTCCTAGCTAACTTAGGAGTTGCATACTCAGCTAACTTAGAGATCATGTCTAGGGCTTTATAAGGGTCTGGGCGAATGTCTCGCTCTGGGTCACCCTCGGCTACTAATTCTAGCCATTTAGAGACATTTTCAGAGTTATCCTCTAGTAGACATCTAACTGTCTCTCTGAACTCGTTGGTGACCCGATTAACCGCACCCTTGGGTCTTCCTCGACCCCTATTGGTCAAGTTTTCGGATTTTCCCGCCTCTAATTTATTCATTTGTGTTTGACTCCTCTAGGGTTGGTCAAGGTTAAGTTAGTAATTACTGACCTAGCAATCCTATTCCGATAAGATTTCCTTTGTTGTCTAAGTGTATCAGACTGTTAGGATAAACATCTAATCCATAACCAACATTACCTGTATATTCATATGGATAGTTTTGAAGTCGTTGCTCTGGAGTTAAATCTATTCGTCTTTGTGTCAATCTTGCTTCAGCTTCACCCATAAGTCTTTTATATGCTTCTTCAGGTTTTCTACCAAGATCAAATACAACATCATTAGCAGAACGATATTCGTTAACTATTGGATACTTTTGTAACAAATTGTCATTTGCTTTTTTAAATTGCTCTTTGTCTATATTTCCAACAAAAAAATCATCGTAAATTTTATTTAATTCTTTTTCTGCCAATTTGTAATCATCAGATTCTTTGAGCATATAAGCTCTAAATTTAGCATCTGCAATCATCCTATCCATCGTATCGGTATTTCCACCTACTGAAAATCCTTCTTTTTCTTGAATGGCGTGTTGCAATTCGTGAAGAATCGTTGATTTTGCTTGTTCTGGCGATAAATCTTCTCTAGCTTTTAAAATTTGATCTCCAGTTCTTGTATCCATTGACAAACTTCCTCTGGCTTGTGATGTTTTTGGAAGCATTTGCGTTTCAATTCCCATCAATTCTGGATATGCTTCTTTAAGTTTTCCATGCCAAAAAACATCATCAACAGTAGTTTTATAAAGTTTATCTCCAGTTTCATTTTCCCCACGGAAATAAGCTCGCATCAAAATATCTTCGTACGGCTTACTACCTTTAACATGAGCAGATTGATCGCTAATCTCTTTACGCCACTCTCCATCAGGCGCTTTAACTACACCAAGTTCTTGCCATACTTCTTTTGCTGATTTGTCATTTTTAAGCATTTTTGAGGCTTTAAATGCTTCATCTTTTGTAGCAGGAACAAAAATTTGTCTTTGTGTTCCTTGAGCCAAGTCTTGAAGTAACCCTGCTGGCAGACCGCCACGCTCCATGATTTGTGGCACTACCTTCTCAGCATAGCGCTCACCTGCACGACCAACAGCCATAGCAGCTTTATTTGCGCCTGATGGTACTGGAGCTAGTGTCATCAATGCATCAGCAGTCTCAGGTTTTAGCAATGGCACATTGGCACGATTTACATTGGTTAATGCGTTTAGCAAACCAGCAGGACTTTCAGCGTATGCGGCTCGCTCTACTGTCTGAGGGATTCCTGTGCTTTCCAATAAACTAGCCAAACCCTGCATTTGTTGAGTTCGTTGCTTGTCCTTCATGTATCCAAGTAAACCTTGAATAACATCGTTAGACAATCCAGTTAAAGGATTGGCATAAGGGGTTTCCCTAATGAATTGTGGCATTACTTCATTCTGCCCATCTTGCGAGCAGCTTCGCTCAAAGCAATGGCAATTCCCTGCTTAGGATTCTTAACGACTTTACCACCCTTACCAGAGTGCAATGTGCCAGTTTTAAATTCGTGCATTACAGCACCAACTTTTTTCTGACCAGCTTTTGTAAGTTTAGGAGTTTTCATAGTATCACCTGTTGTTTTTTTACCACTTAACCTTGTTAGCCCAATATGCCGCAGACATCTTGCCCTTGGCGATATTCTCAGCATGGCGAGCCTTAAATGCTTCGTTCCTTGCTGAACCATCAGGAGAGCCTTTAACACCTTGTTGACCAAAACGGATGAGCTTCACATCATCACCAGACTTCGCTAAAACAGCGTGAGACTTGGTTGGATGGTTAGGAGTTCTCTTAGGCTTGTTATAGCCAGAAAACTGCTCTGAGCCTCGTTTAATCATTTCTTTTTAGCAGTCTTAGCCGCTTGCTTAAACGCACTCGCAGTTGGCGCACCCTTCGAGCCAACTTTACGCATACGCTCTGGAGTCTTTCCAGCAGCCTTTTGCGCTTCAATGCGTTTTTGTTTCGCATGAATGTTTGCGTAAAGTCCGTTCATTTTTTAGGCTTCTTTGCTTTGTTCTTTGCAGTACGCTCACCCCTGACTGGCATGGGTTTAGTCTTCTTCTGCATAAGTTTCTGCATCATCTCCAGAGCTTGCTGATTTGTCGTTCCCATTGTCTTTCTCCTCGGTAATTGGCCCACCTGCAATCCATGCCTCACAAGTTCTCTTGGAAGCACACTTAAAGTCGAAAACTTCGCAATATCCTAAGTCACCAGCATCAATAACTTCCCATGCGTCCATTTCCTCGCCATTCATCTCAAGACCAGTCTCGATACAAGACAGCATCTTAGGGGTCTGGATGAAAGCGGAACAGTTACCGCAACGAGACTTTTTGGCTTGTTCTGGTGAATTTCTCCAAGTCTTAGAGATTTCACGCCAGTAATCCATGTTGGATTCGTTAGGATTCATTGGGCCGTAGTTGGCCTTATCAATGGCTTTTTGACGATTCTCAAGGTTTACCTCTACATCGCCTGTAGCAACAGGACACGCATCGCCATTCTTTTCTTGGCTTTGTATCTCAATTTCAATCTTTACTGATGGCTCAAGTAAACCGCTCATTTTCGAATCCTCAAGGAGTTTGTGATATTTTCGCACAAAAAGAGAGGGAACTCAATCCCTCTAAAACCTTGGCAACTCAACTAGATTCTATCCAATCAACTTAGCCAATGTGTCGTTTAAAACAGACATTTCGTCATGTTTATAAACTGCCCAAATTCGTGCTTGACCATGGATTCCATTGTGCGACCCTTGATGGCAGTCTTTGCAAAGCGGAATACAGAGATACTGGTGATGCTGTTTAATGTGATGTGCATCCGATGGCCCAGACTGACCACAAACACCGCAAGGCATCTCTTTGATTCTTGCTAGGTGCAGTCTTTCACGCTTTGTAGGGTTGTTATTCAATCTCTACCACCTTGTCGCCATGTGAACGAATGTAGTCTTTTGTTTTCTGAATGTATCTCTCAAACTCACTTCTTGAGATACTTCCTTGCTGTAGATCAGCGTATTCGATCAAGTCTCTACAGGCTTTTATTCCTTCTCCGTCCAATCCCATGCTCAATGTCTCTTGGTAGCGCATAGCGGCTTTATGGAGGCTTGTCTGGGCTTTTTGGCAGATAGGTAGCACCTCTGGGCCTACTCCGTTCTTTCCCATCATTTCAGATAGGTTTAGAACATCGACTAGAACTCGCCAGTCATGGATAGTCCCATTGCCCTTAGTGATGGCCTCAAGAGCGGAATACTCAAGCATCCTGAGCTTGTCCAGCTTGTCCCTCTGGGTTATCGCTGCTCCCACTATCGCATGAGTGCAGGGGTCGATCAGATTCCAGATTTTGCGCTTCGTTCTTTTTCTCATTATCTCTGCCAAAAATGGCATCCCATCTATTTGCGTATTCTTGATTGCTTACATTGAATGGTCTTGGGGTTGAGCCTTTACCCATGATTTTTCCTTTTCAAAGCATCAATTGCCATTTTTTCTGTTTCAAAGTATTTTTTTAGCAAATAAATAACATTTTTTATTCCACCATTTAACTTTAAAAACAACTTGATAAGAAACCATCCCCAAAATACTCCTAAAGCTATTTCAGGAATGTGAGGGTAATTTATATAAATTTCAGCATCAGTCATTGCTTCATATTCCTTACAAATGTTGCGAACGACTCAGCAGTAGTGCCAAAGGCTTTCATCTTGTCAAACTCTTTAGCCACTTCCTCTAACACTTCGTTTCTCTGTGTTGGTGAGACATAAGTGTCATAGTAGTAAGGCTGACCTAAATCTCTCAGTATTTGCTTACCAAGGTTAGATTGCCTTTCAACATCGTTAAAGGCTTCGTCTTCCTCTTTTGTCCATTCAGTCATGTGTTCTCCTTAATGCCGTGTGCGGCTTCGATGGCTCGGGCAAATGAAAGCCAGAATCCGTTATTTGGTTCCATGCCTTGAAAGAACTCGTTAATCTTCTCATCCGATAACGGCTTGCGCTTATGTGGCTCCGCCACGGGTGGTGGGGTGGTGTAGACAGGCTTTGCATCTTTGTCATTTGGCTTGGCTTCTACAAACTTCCCCCAACCTCCGTGCGTTTCCACAACTTTTAACCACGCCACAGGCTCCTGCTCTGCCAACTTGCAATCAGGATAATGGTCAGTCCAAACACAATTTGAATCGCAGAACTTCTCCCAAGGCTCTGGCTGTGCCAAGGCTTCTTTGATGGCATCACGCTCTAATTTATAAGCATCATCATTTCCTGTGTCTGCTTCATGTTGTAACGCCTCCAGCGCCAGCTTCAATGCTTCGTCTTTAGTCATGCTTGTCCCCTTGCTCTTATCATTACTGCACAAGCCCATGCACTTAGTGCAGCAATAGGTGTCATATCTTTTTTTAATTTTTCACACACTTTTGCACATTTCTCTCGTTCAGCAGAAGCTACTAACTTAGCAAAGCGTTCAAGTTCATTTGCGTATGCAGTAGCTTCCCAATTAACCAATCCTGCCTCTTGTGCCATGCGAACTATGTCTTTTTTAGTCATGTTTGTTTTTCTCTATTAAATCGACACGTTCTAGCGATGTGTCGTTTTCACCTGTAAAGATTTAGGTACATAAATGCAAGCCTTGTCCTTAGAGTTCTTGACATTGACAGCATTAGGTAAAAAAAGCCTTTTGCAGTTCAAACACTTTGCATCAGGCTCTTTTGGCTTGCAACCAAGAATCATACGGCTCTCAAGTCGTATTCAACAGATGCAGAATGGTCAGACTCAGCCAACAAGTGACTTGCCAGCTTCATAGTGCCATCCATCTCAATCTGCATGAATTGTTCATCAGACAGCAAAGCAAATACATCTACGCCTTCAAAGTGAATTGACTTAAGATTCTCTGCGTATGTACCTTCCTCGTCCATCTCGTACTCCAAGACGCATTGCACAGTCTCGCCACCAGCACCAGTAGTTGTTTCAAATTCGTATTCCATGACTTAATCCTTAAAAGTACCCTCACGAATTGTTTGGGCTGACGTTAGTATAGCAAACTAAACAAGATGTTTAGTCTAGGGACTTACCCTAATCACAAATTTATTCCGTTATTTGCTGCCCAAGCGTAAAGCCACTCTACAAATTCGCTTGCTTGTTCCTTGGTGAAGTTCCTTGTTTGCATCCCTAGTTGAACGATGCCAGAGCTATCAAGGTTAGGAATGATCTTCCCTTGTATGTTCTCTGTTTCACGCAAGTATTGGTCAACCAGTAAACGCTTCCAATCCTCGGCAGACCACTTAGCACCCATGTGCTGTGCTTGTTTGGCAATGTCGCCAATCATTGCATGGTACTTTTCCTCTTGCTCACGGCTTTTGCTTGCCAGCTTGATCTCCATTGTTAGATGTTTACCAGAGTCCAAAGCCTTGGTTATTTTGTCCCAATGAAGACGGATAGTGGTTTTCGCCTGTTCTGTGCTTGTCAGGTTAAGAATCATTTTTTACCCCAATCATTCTTAAGGCGCTCTCAGCGTTATCTACCCTGCATAGCGTCCCACCTATCCACCCTTCAAAAAAATCGGCTTGTAGCTTGGTTAAACGCTTTTTAGAGCCATCTTTGATCTCCACCAGAAAAGTGTGATTCTTGTAGCCAACCAAAAGGTCAACAGGTAAGCCAATAATCCAGACATAAGCACCTGCGGCTCGCAAGGCAGAAACTATCTGGGTTTGGTTAGCATCAACTCTAGCGGCATATCTCATTCGAGTTTCCCTTCTTTCATTTGCGCCATATATGCTCTTATTCTGTCTCTAGCACCAGAGCCGTAGATTCGTTCTGCTCGTTCCAATCTGGCACGAATCAGATCAGCTTTTTTGCTTTGCATCCAGTTGTGATAAAGCTCCCGAGCCTCTGCGATCTCGAGGATTTGTCTATCGCTTGGGTTTTCTACATTTCTGCGACTAAAGGTCACCAGTAAGCTCCAATGCTTTGTTTATCAGGTGTAGAGGAAAAGGTACGCCTTCACGCACCTTGTCCAGTAGTTTCATGGCTTCAAAGTAATTCATGCGAATAAAAGTTGTTGAGTTTTTACAGTAGTTCCAGAATCGTATCTTTGAGAGTCACCCTTTGGATAGGGCAACACTTCGTATTTCAACTTAGAACGCAAGACCTTCTTGTCTGTTTTTGATCCATGAAACAAGATATATCTGTGCTTTCTTGACCTCTCAACATAGTAAAAGTCATCACCATGAAGCTCTTTAATCTCAGCAAGGGTTAATCCGTCACCAATAGTTTTGGCGTGTTTGTGCTCTTGGCCTTTGATTGTCCAATCAATCCTGTTTGCTGATAAACCAGTATAGAGAAAGTTGGTAGCCTGATAGACATAGCCAACATGACCTTGGCTTGTATCGGCAAACGAAACCACAATCATTGGTTTTGGCAACAACTTAATAGAGTTTGCAACAAGAAAAGATGCTTCGTTTTTGTGGTTGTCCAGTAAACAGACTCTGTTTAGCTCTAAAACCTTGTCTGAGTACTCTTTTCCACAAATTCCCATGCAAAGTGGTGGTGAAGCGGGTATTCCGTATGTTACGACACCAACCAAGATGTCATCCTTGTAAAGACCAAAGGCGTGCATGATCTGAGGCATACGCTTGGCATAGTGTTTTTCAAGTAACCAAGGCTCAACTTCAAAATTGTTAATTGGGAGGACTTTCATGCTTTCCTTACTACTTCTGCAATGTATTTGCGAATGTGGTCTGGCATTGGTGTAGCCTTCTTTTCATCAGCCTTAATCTTTTCCAATGCAGGGTCAGGCTCATTCTTTAATGGAACTGTGAGCCTCACAATGTCAGCAGGATTAACTTTCGGTGCATTTGTGTTTCTCACCCAATTACGCCATGTGGCAAACCAATCTAGCTTGACACCCTTTTGACCAGCTTGGGCTATCCAGTAATCTTGAAACTTATTAAAAGTAATCAATGGCTCTAAGTCTGGTCTTTCTTGTTTACAAAACAAAAACCATTCTTCTGGAAAAATTAAATCTTTAGCGAGGCGTGAGCCACGCTTGTTTTCTTTAACTTGGTTATTGGTTATTGGTTGTTGGTTATTGGTTGGTTGAACATCTGTTAAACGCTCGTTCAACGCTCGTTCAACGCTTGTTGAATTTTTGTTCATCGCTCGTTTAAGTGCTGATGCTTTTCCAGCTTTAGAAGCAGTAGTTAGTTGCTGTTTGTAGTGTTCAATTTCTTTGTCGCATCTGTTGTGATGCCAACAATCTTCAACTGAGTGAAATGAAAAAAACATTTCAAGCAATCCTGACAACATTTCCGTGTTGTCACGAGTTCCTGTCTTCATCCCAAGTTCAAATAAATTGTTTGGCAATGGCTTTTCTGTGTCGTAGTAAAGCCAAATTAACTTAAGATAAATCCCAATTTCTTCATTTGTTAAAAACGAAGTATCCTTGATGAAATCACCAATATGGTGTTGATAGTAGTGCATAAAGCATCTCCGCAAATCTCCCAAAAAAGAAACAATCGGCAGGCGGGGAGTTCGCTTTTCGGTGGGGTAGCTACCCCCCACCTAGCCGTGTTTCAAAACATTGTATATCAGATTCTTTGATTGTTGGTAATTGTTTTCGTAAAGTCTGGATTGGCCTTGTAAAGCCTTCTGGCTTGGGCGTTCATCACTCGATACTCAGCAGGTGTAAAGATACCCTTGGCGTTACGAATGTCAAATGGGTTTAGCTTGCAGCGAGTTTCCTCGTCATCCTTCTTAGGCTTGTACTCGATCAGGCTCTCATCCAAGGTGTACTGAGCTACCCAATGGCGACCGACTTTGATGATCTCTGTGGTCAGCTTACCTTGGTGGCGTAGTTTCTTTGCTGTTGATAAGACTGTGGCTTGTGGCATACCAGTCAGGTTAGCTACCTCATGTGAGGTTAGTGGGCCGTTCTGGAGGGCTTTAATTACTTTTGCTTGTGTCATTTAAACCAATCTGGTCTGAGTTCTTTGAGTTGATAAAGGCGTAAAGGAGGGATAGTCTTCCAATGGTTGACTGCCGCCCTTGTAATGCCAAAGATACGAGCTAGCTCACTCTGTGAGCCTGCAAGTGTGATAGCTTTTTTAATGTCCATCCTTAGAGTATAGCTTAGTTAACAAAATACAACACTAGGGAAAATACTTAGAAAATAATTGTTGACCTGCTCGTTTACTTTGCTATACTTCCCTCAACCCGCAACACTTTGTAAACGGGCAATTAAGGAAATCAAATGGCTACTTCATGGACAAAAAATCAAGTTGTAATTTGCTTCAACGATTACGACAACACTTGGTCTTGCAAAACAATTCCATTGACATTAAATCAAGCAATTAAATTTGTTATTCATGTTACACATGGTCATGTGTTTCACAAAAATTATAAGATTGTCAGTCTCACAGAATGGGACGCAATGCAAAAAGAAACAACCACAGCATAAATCAATAGAGGGCTTAGTCCCCCATCTAAGGAGAACCAAATTGAAAAGTAAGATTATTCAAACTCTAGTTGAGTGGACATTGGCAATCATCATCTTTGGTGGTTGGGGTGTGTTATTGGCCTATCGGGGGTAAGCATGAACACACGATTCCTAACCCATGTCCGTAAGATATTCAGCACCTACCAAGCGCCTCCAGAGGTCATTAGAGCCTACCAAAAGCAATGGGTAAGGTCTGTACGCAGACTAGGCGACAAATGGCTTGTGGCTAAACAAGTGGAGAGAATCCAATGATTACAAGAGAAGACGCAATCAAGGATTTATCACATACGCTTTACTGCTGCTACTGCTGTGAGCCAAAGACCTACGGCTCATGCTGTGGAGAGAACCACTTTGTAGAGTTTGCAGACCTCTATGAAGAAGACAAAGAAAACTTAATTGAAGAATATTTAAAGGAAGAATGATGGTACATAAGAAGTTAATGCAAGCACGAGTGGAATTACAGTCAATGCCACTCAAGAAGTCAGGCCACAACAAGTTTGGCAACTACCACTACTTTGAATTGGGAGACTTTCTCCCTCAAGTAAACGCAATCTTTAACCGCATCGGTTTGTGCAGCGTAGTGTCGTTTGATGCTGAATATGCAAGTTTGACAATTACTGATGTTGACGATGGCACAATGATTGTGATTACAAGTCCAATGGTTGAGTCAAACATGAAAGGCGCATCACCCATCCAGTCCATGGGTGGAATTCAGACTTATCAGCGCCGTTACCTTTATATGTGTGCCTGTGACCTCGTGGAAAATGATAGCTTTGATGCTTCTGCGCCAAACAAAGAAGAAAAAGCGCCTGTGATTACACCAACACAGGGTGCAACAGATAACATTCCTCCAGAGGAACTACAGTATTTGCAAGAGTTAGCAGTTGATCTAATTGCTATCTGTGAGCAAGAAGAACCTAAGACAGCTTGGGTGAAGTTGGAAGCTGAGAACCTAGATGCCGAGCAAAAAATAGCATTGTGGACTCTGCTTCCTAGTAAAGTAAGAAGTGCTTTAAAGAAAGCTAAGGAGTTATAAATGGAATACGATTCAACCAATCGAGGAAGCCTTTTCAAGAACGACCGCAAGGACGATGCTAAGTTTCCTGATTACAAAGGCTCAATTAATGTAGATGGTACAGACTACTGGCTATCTGCTTGGATTAAGATCAGCAAGGACGGAAACAAGTTTATGTCTTTGTCTGTCAAAAACAAGAACGCAGACGCTTCTTTGCAACCTAAGAAAAAGGTTAAGCAAGAAGAATTTGACGATTCAGACCTTCCGTTTTAAGTTTACGAGGCAAAAGCGGATGCTGAGAAGTTGGCGAAATCTAACAGTTGAATCGTGGGTATCGAATCCCGCCCAGACGCAGCGAGTAGCCTCACCAATTTAATGTTTACGGGCGGGAAAGCGGACAATTTTGTCGGACGAACGTTAGTACCGCCCACCCAAAGGAGAAAGTAATGAATGATATGTTTAACAGAATGAAACTTTCAATGGATAACTTCTTTGGCACAGCGCCATTTAAGTTGCATCGTAAAGACAGCCCAGAAACCTCTATTGACGCTGCCCAAGCAGTTGATACCAAGAAGATGGAAAGTCTCGTCTATGAGGCTATAAAGGGCTTTCCTGATGGGTGTATCTCAGACGAGATACTAGAGATGTATCCAGACTATCCTTACTCCTCAATAACAGGGAGGTATCGTGCTTTGCTAGACAAAGGTTATATTGAAATCATTGGCGCTAGAGTAGGACGCTCTGGTAAGAAACAACGAGTTATGAAAGGTATCAAATGAGTTACGCAGACGTAGAAATAAAGATAATTCAATGGGCGGAAGCTCGCAAAATTATCCCTAATAGCAATCCAGAGACTCAGCTACTCAAAGCAATGTCTGAACTTGGAGAATTAGCCGATGCAACCATTAAAAAAGATCGTGATGCAATTGTGGACGCTGTGGGAGATGTCATGGTTTGTCTGGTTAATTATTGCGCTCTACAAGACTTGAATCTGGTAGACTGCATGGAAGTTGCATACGATCAGATTAAGAATCGGAAGGGCACACTATTGTCCAACGGATTGTTCGTTAAGTCACTTGGCGAGTAAGTAAAGACCCACATTCGAGAAGGCGTACCCTGCGTACACAATCGCCATGTGTGGGTTGTCTTTCCATAGTTGTTCACCAGCTATGTAGGCGTATATCGCCCCTGTGAGGATGATTAGCCAAGCGCTCAAAATGCACTCACATCTATAACTTCGCCACGGAACTCAACCATATCCTCGTCAAACTTATGCACGAGTTCAGGCCACAATAACTTTCCATTAAAGAAGTTAAGTACTGCAAAACCTGATCTGTGGTTGCTAGGGCTTAACTCTCCATAAGTAAACTGTGGGCCATCAGTCTCAGCAAGTGTTCCAGTATCCACACCATATCGAGTGCCGTTATAGTCATCAAATGGCGTTACCTTGAGAGAGTGTAGGTGTCCAGTTACGATGTTGACACCAGCGTTAACAGTATTGTTGTGAGTGGCATGAACACCGCCTTTATAACGATGCTTAACAATCGTGTTCTCAGTAGGCCAACAAGCCCAACAGAATTCCCAATTAGGAATATGGTCTGTCAGCTTAAAGCCATGAACATCTTTAAACTGAGGCGCGTGTTGGGCTAGTCTATTGGCAAATCGAGAGTCGTGATTTCCCCATGTAAACACTAGCTTGACATTGTGTCTCTCAGCTTTAGCCGTTTCCTCGATTTCCTCAAGCGCTGCCTGACAAGCCTTTAACTCCTGAATGACAGAAGTCTGCGGAATGTCAGAAGCGTCAAAACGGCTTATAGACGCTCCATCGAACGCATCTCCGTTACATATCACCGCCTTGGGTTTGAACTCTTGGATAGCCCATAAAAGCCCTTTAAAGGCCGTTGAGCGTTGGCTAGGAATAAAGTGAGCATCAGAGAATACGATAACTGTCCCATCCTCAATGCCTAAGTTAATCTGCTTCAAAGGAGAGAATGACTTTGGCCTTTTAAGGTCATATTTAGCACCTCGATGGTCAGAAGCACCTAATTTGACCTTATAGTGTTCCTCAATCCACCTTCTACGCAAATAGACTGCTCTGATTGCAATCTTAAGATGCTCTGCAAGTTTAGCCGCAGACTGATATTCTCCCCATAACTTGATGAACTCAACATCAGTACAGGCTTGATTATGATTGCCCATGAACATCCTTTAAGAGATTTTCCAAAAGATTGATAACCCTATGCTCTTGCATTTCAATATCCTCGTCTGAGGATTTAGGATCAGTCGCTACCATCATTAAGTCATGCAAGAAAATATGCAGACACTCATGGAGTGCAGTTTTGTCTAGCGAATCATTGGTTATTTTTTCAGCACCAAAGTCACCCAATCGGTAAACAGCAAGTCTGGCGCTCTCGTTAAACTCAACAGAGGCCATCGCTTGTTTGGCGGGTTTGATGCCCTTCTCTATTCTCCAATCACCAAGGTTTAACACTTCTTGCCATTTTTTTACGCTTTCAGCAAATACTTGTGCATCGTCTTGGGTTGGGATATTAGCCATTTAAAACCTCTAAGGCATGATTGATGTGCTTGATTCGATCATTTAATCCTATCGTGCCTCCGTTAATCTTTTTTGTCATCATTGTGAAGTCTTTAATGTCAGCGTACTGGTTTAGCTTGTGAGTATTCCAGAACCATCCCGCAGTCATAGCAGCATACTTAGGAGTCGCTACCAGATCAGGATTCATAACAAAATCTTCACCGCAAGCATTACCAGCATGAAAATAATTAGCATGACCAGTAAGTTGAATGCACCCACGACCACGAAAGCGGTAACCATCTCCAGACGATTCATCTCTGTTTCCCATCCTTGAGGCATAGACCTTGTTAGCAATCTTTTTAGGATTCCTTGCGTACTCGTTAGCCACTTCTATTGTTGGAAACCTAGACTTCCATAACTTCATTAGCGTCTCAGCACGATAGTTCAAGTTCTCCTCTAAGACCTTAAAGTTACCACACTCATGCCCACATTGACCAATGAATGAGGCTTGTTGAATAGGCGTAAGAATGTTAAACCTAGCGAATGTCTCGTTAAGCGCATCTACCCATTGTTCACCAATGTGCAGTTTGGCTAATTGTTCTTTACTGACCATTTATGACATTCCTCACTTCTTCGTAGGCTGAGATACAGGCGTTGAGTCTTGTGATGGCTTTGTCTCCTTCGGCTGTGATGTCGATAAGAGCATTGATAAGCGCTCGCTCAGATTCGCTTGCATCGGGGCGATCTCCTGTGGCAGGGGTGGAATTTGTGCTGGCTTGTGGACAACTTGCGGTTGGGATGCGCAGCTTACCAGTCCTAGCAAGCTCATGCATAGCAGACTGCTTTTTAACAATGTCATCTTGTGCCTTTCTAAGTAGAGTTTCTTTGTCAGCCAGTTTAGAGGCCATATTTTGCTCTAACGCTCTTGCTTCCTCATTCTTTTTAGCAATAGCAATCTGCATCTCAGCATCTCTGTCTGTCCATCCGTAATGGTAGCCACCTCGGTATGTGCCAAACAAGGCAAAGAATATCCCAACCAATAGCCAAGGTAGTGGTATGCCAAACATTAGCCTACCTCTTTTCTAGCCATCGCTAGCTGTTCTCTGTCATGGTCATCCTCTAGCAACTCAGGAGGTGTAGTCGGTGGAGGTGGTGGTGTCCAAGATTCATCAAGATCAGGATTCTTAAAGTTCAACCAGTTAGGCGCTGACGTTGTTGGACTCCAAGTGGATGTTTGTACTGGAGGCGCTACAGGGGCTTGAGCTACTGGTGGCGGTGTAAATGTGGGCGGAGGTGTTGGAGTGCCTTGGATGGCGTTTAAAGCCGTTCCTACACCCTTCTTACCGATAACACCACCAATGCCGCCAACGATCAGCAGAACAATGTCGTTCAGCATCTTGGTGTAGGCCATATCTATCGGGGCCATGCTCTTGATTGGCTGAGTCACAAAGGTGACAGAGTACAGAAGTGCAACCACAATGAAGCAGAGAATCAATGTGACCATAATGACCACAAAGCCCCAGACATAGGTTTCTACTTCCTCAATTGTTGGTCTTTTCTGGAGGGACATCATTAACCTTTTTTTCAAGAATTGGTGCAACTAAGTATTCTGGGCAAGTCTGGGTAAACTGGCACTTAGGTTTTTGGCAGCTTGCATGGATAAAGTTATCAGGGTTTTGGCAAAAGTACCTGTATCTGTCATCAAAGCAACCAGACAAAACTAACGCTGATATCAATAAGATATATCTCATACCATTACATCCACAGACTTAGCCCATTGAGTCTTGATCTCTTGGACTTTTTGCTTTTCTTGGCATTGTCTGTTCAACTCCGCAAGCCTTTGCATATTCTGTTGGTGGATCACTCGGTGAGCCTCCCACAACATTTGAGCATTTTGTTGGTAAGTGTTGATTTTCATAACCCAATCTTTCCCAATAAAAGGTTAACAATTCTGTTGGATAGGTCATCAGGTAAGAACCTTAGAAAACCCAGAAACCAATGTGCCGCCCATCCATAGCACATGATCTTGCAAAACAGATCAAATTGTTTCTGGTACTCATTCATCTACCGCACTTTGTCTTAGCGCACATCTCAGCTATCTCATTGACACCAATAAAGACAGCAACCAGAACACCAACAACTGCCAAACCTGCAATCAGGTAAGTCATCTGTTCTTCCTCGGCTTCCTTCTCTCTTTTCTCTTGCTCTCTTAGCTTACGCATCTCTTTAGCGTCATCTAAGTCCATTTGTGCTTGACGCTCTTTGATCTTGTTCCAGACATCAATCTTGCCTGTCTGCATAAAGAGCATCTTGAGTTCTTCCTCGAACGCTCTGGCTTGCTCAATAGCCATTTCAATCTGGAGAGCCTCACCCATGTTTGAGCCTTTTTTGCCAGACTTCTTAGCTTCAATCAAAGCTCTGGTGGCGTTACTCTTGGCATCAAACATCTTGCCAATCATCGGGGCAAGACCATTTAAATCATTGGCTACCTTACTGGCCTTCTTGACCATCGAGATGGCACTCTGGAGGCCGTTTAGCGCAGAAATCGGGTCAAGAGGTATCATTTTTTCTTCCACTCTAGGCAAATAACCTTGCGGTTGTACACATCACCTGTCCATGTCCATCTAACGCACCTGTACTCAGCTTTTAGTGCTAGTACAAGCACCCAACTCATTTCAGTCCTGCCTCTTTTTTGGCAACTTGTAGATGTTGATACTTAAACCAGATATTCGCCACTAGACCAATAAAACCGATAACCACACCGCAGATAGCACCAAATTCATTGGCTGTTAAACCAAAGAAGATGGCACTACTAGCACCGCCATAGGTTGCTAATGTTGATGCTTTACCAGCTATTGCTGATGCTGCTTCTGCGGTGTGCTGTTCCATTTTATTCCTCTGGTTTCTCTAGTGAAGTTTTCAGTAGGTTAAAGAAAGCGTCTCTGCCTACCTGAAGTTGATCTGTGTTGAACTTAGCAGAGTTAAGTTTCCGTTCCAAGTCAATGACATGGTTGAGCAAGGTTTGTTGCTCTGGTGTCATGTCTTCAACGATGTACTCAACTCCGTCAATTGTCACAGGGTTTGTTTTTTTCTCGCCCATGATTTTCCTTTAATGTGCCATCAAGATCGAGTGATGGCTTCTCGTTTTACCAAGGTGTGCCAGAGGCTTTTACAGGCGCTTTAAGCAAAGCAATCTGAGCAGCCAATGCAGACTCTGTACTGGCTTTATCTACGCTCTCCCAGACCCAATTTAATACAGTAGCTTCTGTAAGATTTGCATAGGGTACTGTAGGAGTACCTTCAGCCCATGAGACTGTTGCGTAAACGGAAGCGGTATGCTCACCATCTACTGCGGTAGCTTGCCAATGCACACAGTCCACAAACCCTGTTGCTACATTTCTATCCATTGTTGAGACTGACCAGTTGTAAGTAATAGACATGATGTTTTCCTTTCGTTACTTCGTAACTGTTAAAGATTAAGGGTGTGATGCTTTGTAGGCATCGAATTCTGCTTTGAGTTCCTGTAAAGCCGCAGTCAATGTAGCCACCAAGAATGATGTGTCAATGCCTTGGTACTTAGGATTACCTTCCTCGTCAACAGCATCCTTCTCACCAGTCACGCATTGAGGCACAACTTCAGCAAGTTCGTGAGCGATAAAGCCTTCGCCATCAGAGCCGTCAGCGTTCCATTTGTAAGTGACTGGCTTTAGTTGAGCCACTTTAGCCAAAGCACCCGTCATTGGTGCAATAGAGTTTTTAAGGCGGTAGTCAGAGGAGGTGTTGTAGGCAACAGTTGAGCCATTTGTTGAGATTGAACCTTTTGTTGCACCGTCATACCAAAACTCAACAAGAGTTCCTGTTCCTACTGCAGATGTTCTCCCAACAAATAAAGTCGTTCCCCAACTACCACCACTTTTTACAACTGAAAGACCACCACCAGAGCTATTAGTTGTATATCTAAAACCTGCATCTGAAACAGTTGTACTCGTAGTACCCACTAGCAAATTACCAGATGAGTCTATACGGGCACGTTCTGTTGGTGTGTAAGTTGTTCCATAAGAAACTGTGTCGGCAGTATCTGTAAAAAACTTAATATTGCCGTAGTCCAACAATATGGCGGATTTAGCCCATAGACCAGAAATAGAACTAGCAAAGGAATTTGAGCTGGAACCCATTTTTAATCCAGCCATCAGACCTACAGCGGCAGAGCTATTTTGAATGGCCAATGTGCCGTATGATGTTGTTGAGTCTTGATGCCAAGAAAGTTGGCTATTACTTCCGTATGAACCAAGGTCAAGTTTTGAATACGGAGTTGTAGTACCAACACCCAAATTACCACTAGCATCCAGAGTCATTGCCTGAGTAAAGGTAATGGCGTTTCCTGCTGTGCCTGATGGGGCTGTGTACCAGCGATGCTGTCCTGAGGCCTGCTCGTATGCTGAGGCAAGGCCTGTGCCTTTATATTTGTCACCGCTGTTGTAATAAGCGTTGTACGCAAGAACTGGCTGACCTGAAGCACTTGAAAATAAGGATGTTGCTGTACCAATATCAAGCGCTTTAAAGCCAGATTGCCAAGCACTAGGAGTAACTCCTAATCCAAGGTTGCCAGAGGAGTCGATACGCATACGCTCGGTATATTGACCGTTGTACCATTGGAAAGTTCCGTTTCTTGTGTAGAACTTTGTGTCAATAGGGTTTGAAGTGGTCGTTCTATCAATTGCCTCAAAAACTAAATCAGTAGCGGATGTAGATATATCAACTTGAGCGCCTGTTGTTTTTACGGATAACTTAGCGCTAGGTGAACTTGTACCAATACCTAGACCTGTAGAGGTTAGGCGCATACCTTCAGAGCCGTTAGTTGCAAACACCAAAGGAATTGATGTCCCGCCAGCCAATGTAATTGCCGTAGATTCAGAACTCAAATATCCATAGCGTGTAGAACCTGCGTTATTCCAAAACTCCATTTGACCAATAGAGTCAGCAGAACGACCACGCAAACGCAAATTCAAAGCAGATGAGTTTGCATAAACATCAAGAGGAACTGCACCAGTACCACCAACACCTAAGTTAGTCCCATCAAAAGTAAGCGCAGAGCCACTTGTAACAACTTTAGAGCCGTTTAAATAAGCAACACCATTAGCAGTACCTTGATTCAATGTAAGGCTACCAGACGAGCCTATAACCATTGGGTCATTAGATGTACCAGATTGCCAGTCTTTCAGTTGAGCCATTAGCTCACGGATAGCATCGTTGATGCCACTCGGGCTGCATCCCTCCGCAATATTGATGCTGTCAATATCAGTATTAAGTGCTGGGTTACTGTTAAATTCACTAATTTTTTGCTTGGGCATGATTTATTCCTTGGGTTGATTTGCTTGATAAAGCAGATTGAACATTGTTGGATAGTCTAATTCAGGTAGTCTGTTTTGCACATCAAGCAAGCCTTTACCTACTCGTCCTGCACCATAAGCGGCTTCTCCCATCAAACGAGGAGATGATGTAGCTAATGATAGTGGTACAGCAGGGTTTCCAAACAAGCTACCAGCCATCAAAGCTGTAGGTACTGATGAAGCACCTTGCAGTCCTCTAGGCGTATATGTGTTTAATGCTTGACCAGCTAATGCGGGAATCATTTGCTTGCCACCTGCTTGCTCTAATTGTTTAGCCAAACTCATTCGTTGACCCCAATTAGTATTCACATTGTTTCGCATGATTGATTGCAACTTACGCATTTGCGTATCAATAGAAGCATTCTTTCCTTGTGACAATGTTCTTTCAATTTCACGAATTAAATCAGTAGCTTCTGAATACGCTTGCATTGTTTTTGCGTATGTTGGCGCTTGCTTTTTAATCTCATTCTTGATACCGTTATAAACATCATTGACTACTGTTAAAGATGTTCTTTGCTCAAAAGGAATATCCTCAAGAATTGCACCAATTTTTTGTTTTAACTTATCAAGACCTTCTGGCGTATGAAACTCGGCAGGGTTTAATTGTTTCCAAGCATCAATCTCAGCCTTTGCCTTAACAACCTTATCAAATGCTTTCTCATTAACAATTTCACCTTTAAATGAAACCTTGTTCATTGCATTTTGAACAGCTTTATCAATACCATCAAAAGACAATACAGATTTGTCTTTACTAATATCTGCCATATCTGTGCGATATGATTTTTGACGTTGCTCACTCATTGCCGCTAAATTTTGTTTAACAGCATCTAAAACATCAGTTTGAGGAACTTCGCCACGCATATTGGCTTTAAACATTTCTCCAGTTTCGCCACCAACTTTTCCTGCTTGGTAGGCTTGGCCTATTGCATCTACACCAGCACCTGTTTGCATACCTAATAATGGTTTTGCAACATTTCCAGCAACATCTACTGTTTTACCAATGGCTTTAGCTGACAACATCAATGGGTCAACAGCACGAGCCGCAGTAGCCAATGCGGGGGCTGCACGAGTAGGCAAAGTAGCGCCACCAGTTAGCACAGTAGAAAGATCAGCCATTACACCTGCTGGGTCAGTAGCCAATGCTCTTTTAGCGCCCTCTACGCTACCATAACGATCAGCATAATATTGACCAACTTTAGCGGCTACATCACGACTTGGCCTGTCTTCGCCAATCATTTGGACAAGTTTTTCTGGCAATACATTTTGTAAAGCGCCAGCACCTAAGTCTAAAACTGCCTTAGCTGTTTGTACTGGACTTGTAACTGCTTGGTAAATATCACCAACCATACTGCCAACAGAGCTAGGAAAGTTAGTAACAGCTCCTGTCAAAACTTGTTCAGTAGATAGTTTTTTCCCACCTGCAACTCTATCTAGGCTAGTAACTTGCTTTCCTGAAAAGTCTTTTGCAATACGAGCAAGAGCATCGTCTTTAGTTAGATTTTCTGGTGCATCTCTATAAACATGAGAGCTGCCATCATCAAAGGTTACTGTAATGTCAGCCATATTTACCACCCGCTAGATGTTGGCTCAGTTTTTTTCTTTGGAGGAGTAATGTCCTTCAAAAGACCAAGACCAAATGTTTTATCAAGATTTTGCAAAGCCTTCACGTTAGCCTCGTAGCTAAGTTTGGGGTCTGTAGCAGCCTTCAAATACATTTGCATTTCAGCATTTGAGTTCATTTGAGAGGCTGACATACCTGTTGCTTCTTTAATCAAGTTCAACAACAAAGGTCTTGTCTGTTCAATTATTTGACGTTGCTCTTGGTTTTTAGTTCCAAGCGCACTACCCATAAATTGACCAACAGCAGATGTTCCCATCTTTGCGCCAATGTTTTCACGACCACCAGTTGCTGTGCTAGTAATACCACCACCTTCAAGAAGCGTGTCATAACTTGATTTTAATTGACCAACAACATCAGATAATTGTTTTTTGGCTTCAGCTTTTATGTCTTCTTTTTCCTGTGCTTTTTCTTTCTTTTGACCAATATTAAACTCAGCCAACATTCTGCTTGTTGCTTGGCTTCCTTGTGCTAATGCCGCAGCTTGTGCTTGTGAGGCCTTAAATTGCTCAGATGATTGAATTCTGTTTGACAATTCTGCAAACCGCTTATCAGCAGTCTCATCATCAATAGCGCCACTTGCATAGCTTAGACTATATCTTTGTGCGGTTGCTCGTAAAGCAGGTGGCACATTAGGGTCATTAGCAAAAATATCAAATGGGTTATCTTGAATTTGTGCAGGTTTTTGTCCACCAGCAACAACTTCAGGTTTTTGAGTAATAGGGTTAATTCTTACAAGTTGTTCATTTTTACCAAGTTTTGTAAGATCACCTGTCATTGCTTTTTGTGTAGCAAGCAAATCAGCAAGAGACTTACGACCTTCTGGGCTTGTCATCAACTTAGGTGCAAGCGCTTCTAAGCCAAGTCCTGTTTCTTGTGGCATATTTGGCCCTGCAATCTCTTGACCCATGATGTTTGTCAATGGTGTCTCAGCAAATGTCTTAGGACGATATGCTTGGGCAATCTCTTGCTCAATCCCTTGTTGACGCAATAACGCTTGTTCTTCTTGCTTCTTTTTACGCAACATCTCTTGAAGTTGTGCGTTTTGCAATTGCTGTTGCAGACCACCTTGCATAGCTTGGTTATATGCTTGTCTGCCTTGTTGCAAGCCTTCCAATACGGAAGAAGCACCTCTACCGCCTTGGAACATTCGTCCTGCTAATGCGTAAAGTGCTTGTGCTTGTGCGCTGTCACGGCTCTTTTGTACGTCTTCTGGAGACATACCTAAAAGACCCATTGTCTCTACACCGCCTGTGCCAAAAATGTCTAGTAATCCTGCCATGATTTTTTCCTTATGGGCCAGTTAAAGCGTTCCAACCCTTACTCAACCATCCAGTATCTTTTTCGATACCACCTAATGTAGCGGCTGTACCTAAGAAGTTTTGCCAACCAGAGGGTTGTTGAACATTACTTACAGCGCCAGCACGACCCATTGGGTTGCCATAAACACCAGACAAGAAGTTAGCCAAGTTCTGCTGTGGCTGAGTTTGTTGGAAGTTGAACTTAGCAATATCAGCTTGCTGTTGAGCACCTGTGTAGCCCTCACGCATTTGACCTGCTTTAAGCATATTCTGAATGTCAGCGTAGTCAGCTTGAGCCATTGCAGGGGCAGCCATCGTAGCCGCTTGTTGGCGAGTACGCTCATCAGCATAGTTTTCGTATGCCAATTTACCTGCTGTGTCAGCCAATGTCTTAGCAAACTGACCGCTTGCACCTTGTTGCATGGTTGACATAGCACCAGAGCCATAACGACCCGCTTTAGATGCCGCAGAACCAATGCTTCCTAGTGACTCTTTGAACTTTGACTCAGCCGCTTGTGCCGCAGGGTTAAACGCACCTTGGAAGAAAGGATTGCCACTTAGGTAGTTACCCTGAATAGTTCCTTGCAGTTGGCTCTGAGCCGCACCAGTCAAAGGGCTACCCTGAGAGGCTCGTTGCTCAAGGGCTTGCAGACCAGTCTGGGTTTGCTGTGATGGGCTTACATAAGTCTGACCACCATAGTACTGAGGGCCACCAGCTTGGTATAGCTTCTGGGCTTCTGACAGACCATAGCTGAGATAAGGCTGAATTGTTGGGTCAATATTTGAAGTTGTGTTTCCCATGGTAGGACTCGCAGTCGTAGTAGGTGCTACAGGGGTAGCGGGTGTTTCAATAGCTGGTGTACTTGCCGCTACAGGTGTTGGGGTTGCCACAGGTGCGGGAGCAGCCACAGCAGGAGCAGCCACAGGCGCAGGAGGCGGTGGTGACGGAGGCTCTGGCGTCACCACAGGAGGAGGC